CGACCGGACCGTTCTTACTGAACCACTGCAGGAACCTGGTGATGTCGTCGGATGCCTTCTTGCTGCTCGCCCACGTCAGGACCGCCGGGCCCAGCCGGGCGATCCACCCGACCGCCTCACGGATCAGCGGGTCGAACTTCGGCAGCAGGATCATGAAGCTCTTGATCAGGTCGATGATCGTGGAGCCCCCGGCGGACACCGCCGCCGCGCCGGTGGACCCGATGAAGTCGCGGAACCCCTTGAACGCCGACGAGTTGACCAGGTTGCCGAACTGGGTGCCGAGGCCCTGGATGACGGGGCCGATCTTCGCGATGATCGGCCCCAGCTTGCCCGTCAGGTCCGTGATCGTCCGGAGCCACGGCTGCAGAGCCCCCGCCACGACGGGGGTCTCCGCGGCCTTCACCGCGTCCCACGCGTGCGCCATGTCGCCGAGCTGCCTGGACAGGGCGATCTGGGCGGGGGACATGCCCGCGTACGCCTTCGCGATGGCGATCTGCTCAGCCTTGTACGCGACGGACTGCTTAGTACCGCCGGCAATCGCGGCGTTGTAATTGCTCTGCGCCTTCTCCACTGCGGCGGCGGCTGTCTTCGCGTCGGTCAGGACGGGCTTGGCGACGGCGCCGAACGCGGCGAGGGCGGCACCCCCGGCGATGAACGCGCCGCCCAGCCCGGCGGCGGCCCCGGCTCCTACCCCGCCGAGGGTCGCGATGGCCGGGGCGAGCGCCAGCAGGGGACCCACCAGGCCCGGGTTCAGCTTCAAGCCGCTGAGGGTCTTGCCGAGCTGTCCGGAGTGCTTGTTCGTGTCCTGCATCGCGTCGTCGAGGCGGCGGATCGCGGCGTCCGCGAGGACGGCCCGGGCGGCTACCCGGTCTTCCGCGTCGCCGGTCAGCCGCAGGGCCTTGGCCAGGGTCGCCGATTCGGCGGCGGTGCGGTCTTCTTTCTGGCCGAGCTTGCCGATCGCGTCGGCGAGGACCTTGGCGCCACGTGCTGCGAGGACGGTGTTGTCGCCGACCTTGCGGAACCCGGAGGCGGTGCTGTCGGCGCCCCGGGTCAAAAAGTCGAAGGTGATCGACTGGCCGGCCACAGGTCACCCGCCTTCCGTCCGCTTGCGTTCCTGGTACCAAGCTGGTACCGTCTGGGTATCACCTAGAGAGGGAAGTACGAGATGGCCACAGTCAGGATCAATACCAGCGACTTCAACTGGATCACGCGCAATGCGCCGCTTGAATCCGACGTGATCCCCTACGGCACCGACACCAAGGGCGTCATGTACTTCCAGGTCGAGGTCGAGGTCGCCAGCGTGGAGCACGTCAAGTTCGCCGGCGCGAAGATGATCCGCTTCGATCTCGCCGACCGGCCCGCCGACCACGCGCGTCCCGGCGCCATGTACCCCGAGTCGTACCTGGTCAGCGAGTGACGCCGTGACCTACACGACCAGCATCCGCCTCGACGACGACCTCGCCGACAGCATCAAGGCCTACGCCAAGGCCAACGGCGGCATCAGCATCGCCGACGCCATCCGCATCCTGCTCGCCCAGTCACTGAACGGGAAAGAGAAGCCATGACCCCCCTCGACGTCCTGATCCTGCTCATCTGGGTCCTCGCCGGCATCTTCGCCGCCTCCGCCATCGGGAACCGCAAAGGCCGCCCCGGCGCCGGGTTCCTCCTCGGCCTGTTCCTCGGCTGGATCGGCGTCATCATCATCGCGGTCATCCCGCCCACCCGCGGCGAGCTCGTCCGGCGGGAGCGGGAACGCCAGCAGATCCAGCGCGAAGCCGCAGAGTCATGAGTAAGGGGAAAGCGATGTCATTCGGGATGTTCGACACCGCAGAAGAGCGGGACGCCTGGGTCGCGCAACTCCACCGCGCGATAGCCGGCGAAGCCGCCACGCTAGCCCACATCGGGATCACCAGCGCCGACGACCTCGCGGAGAAGTACGGCGCGCTGTGTCACCTGTACATGACCGGCGAGGTCCCCGGACCCGGCGACCTCCAGCACACCAGCGACGAGGCGCGGGAGTTCGCGGACGGCGTGCTGGAGATCATGCACGGCGGACCCTGGCGCAACTCGGACCAGGCGTGAGGGCCAGGCGGCGGACGTGGAAGCCGCTCATCCGGCAGCGCCTGTGGTTCCCCCGCCGCCATCCCCGGCTATCCAGGCCCGGCCAGTGGGCATGGCGGAAACGACGTCAGCCGTCTCCGAGCTTGCCGGATTCGTGCAGGTAGTTCATGAGCGCGTCGAAGTCGTCGGTACTCAGCTCGTCTATCTGCGCCGGCGTGTAGCCGAAGATTTCGGCGAAGGCTCCGAGGTACTGGTCCCGGTCCCAGGTGTGCCAGCCGGGTCCGGGGGTCCGGTAGGGTCCGCCGCAGCCGCCGCCTCGGCCTCCGCTGCCGCGGCCATCGACTCCAGCATCTCCGCCAGGTCGAAGTCGGCCTTGCCGTCCAGGATGTCCTCGAACGGCACGTCCCGGCCGTCCCGCCGCCAGATCAGCCACGCCAGCACGCATATCGCCTTAGCCGATCCCGCGGCCAGGTCCGTCTGCCATTCGGCGTAGCGCCGCTCGTAGACCTTCTCGATGGCCAGCGCCTCGGACATGGGCGATTTCGTGCCGTCATAGTCGAACGACTCGCCGTTGATGACGATCTTCATTCAGGCTCCCTTGACTGCCTTGGCGGCGACGTCTTCCAGCGCCCGCTCGATCGCCCCGCGGACCCGCGGCCCGGCCGCCTCCGCCGGACCGGAGAACCATCCTGGTTCCACCGACGGCGCCTCCTGGAGGAACCACTTCTCCCGGTCCCCGAATAGGGGGTGGTGGGTGCGGCCCGCGTCCAGGTCGCGGAGCTTCCGGGTCTTCCCGGTGGCCTGCCCGGTCAGGGCCACGCCCGGATCCCGCTCGTTCGTGCGGACGCTGGTCCCGAGCCGCAGGTCCGCGGCCAGGGTGGCGGCGTACCGGTCCGGGAGCTTCGGCGATGTCGGCACCAGCCCGGCCAGCACCTCCGCCTCCACGGGGACCACGGCGTCGCGCATCGCCCTGGTGACCTCCCGGAGCAGCTCCGTGTCGCCGGCGCGGCGCAGCCGGAACGCGAGCGCCTCCAGCTCCGCCGCCGCGTCAGCCAGGCCCGCCATCAGCGCGCTCTCCCCTCAACAGGAATGTCAGCGGGAACCGCTACAGTTGGTTTCGCGGGACCATCAGACCGATCCGTGAAACCGGGGAGGCAGGCCCTGCAGGCAACACCGGGGCCGGGCTGGGCTCCGGCCAGGTCTCCCCGGCCTGGGAAGCGAGCGGATTGCCCCGCTTGAGCAGTCACCAGGTGTTGATGCCGCCGGGTGGTGGCGGTCATTAGGTGTTGATGCCGCCCCACTGGGTGTAGCGCACTACGGGACCGGCTGCGGCCCAGGTGGCTTTAAAGTTAACGGGACCTGAAACGGCACCATCGGCGGAAAAATCACATAGCACGGTGCCGTAGAAATACGAGCTAGGATCATTTGTCGCGTCCCAGTAGAGGTACATGTTCCGGCTCAGTCCGTCTGAGGCTGCGACGTACGTCTGTGACGTGCCCGCATCAAGGAAACCGCTGAAGTCTCCTGATGCATCTGGGAGCCCGCCGACATATGTCTTGTTAGCGTCACCGAACGCAGTCACTTCGTCACGGTCTGAAGCTTTGTTGATGGACCATGCCGCCTGGAACGGGATCGGCACCGCGACGCTGCCGTTGGTCAGGCCCAGGTAGATCTGCGCGTTCCGGCCGTGCCGCCTCGTTGATGGCATCTGTTGTCTCCCCTACTTCGTGACGGGCTGCCGGTCGAGCAACCGGAGCAGTTTCTTGGCGTGCTCGGTGAACGTCCTGTCCGCGACCGCGGCGCGGGCCTTCAGCGCTGCCTCCGCGCGCTCGTCCGGGTGTGCGAGCGCCCACCGGATGATGTCCCCGGCTTCGCCCGGGCTGGTGAACGACGGGAGCATGGGGAACAGCTCGTCGGATTCGGGGCGCGGGTCCCGGGCGAAGAACAGCTGGCACGCTGCCATCTCGACTTCGCGGGGCCCGATGGCCCAGCCCTCGCCCGCGTGGCCGTCCTCGGCCTCGCGCCTATAAAAATTGATGCCGGCGCGGGCCCGCCGGTAGATCCCGGCGACCTCGTGGTTGTCCACGCAGTCGCCGGTGTCGTCGGTGATGGCGGTCCAGTCGCGGAGCGGGGAGTCTTCGGGGAGGTCCATCCACAGGCCGCCCAGGCGGACGTTCAGCCCGGCGAGGTCCATGCCGTCAAAGAACCGGACGCGGGACGGGAACCCGGTGCCGACGAACGCGAAGTCGTATTCCGGTTCGGCGCCGAACGGCGGCGGGTAGTGCACCGTCTCCCGGTAGCTCTGGGGCATGTACTCGGCGGGGCCGACCTGCCGGTAGGCGTCCAGATTCACCGGATCGTTTATGAGACTCAGGTGGGCGTACTCCGCGACTTTCAGCTGGTAGTCGTCTTGATATGGACTTTCCGTAGCGAGGAAGATGATCTTGTGGCGGCGGTCGCGGAGGATCTCCAAGAGCCACGGCTCCAGGAAGAACCCGGAGACGCACAGGATCACGTCGGGCCAGAACCGGTTCGCGGCCGCCAGGATCGGATCGATGGCGAGGCGGCTGGCCTGGTCGCGGTCGAGGTACTTTCGCACCTCGCGGCAGCCGCAGGGCAGCACCTTCCCGGTTTCGGCGAGGGCGTTGTTGTAGAACCGCAGGGCCGCGTCGAGGGGGTATTCCTCGACGGTCTCCCCGAGGCCGGTGAGGGCCTCTGACCAGCCGTTGAAAACATCAGCCACGGACCACGAAGGTCCAGGATGAATGAGCAGCCAGCGCATTACACTCCTGTTTGGCGGGCTTGCGGGTGGAGTTCTCCTCAGACCCGGGTCAAACCTCATACAGCGGCCGGGACCGTCTTGAACGGCCGTTCCTACGGTCGTTATGGCCCCCGGCGTCTCCTGCGGGAGACCCGGGGGTCAGTCAGTTC